CTTTTATGCGGTGTAGACTTCGACGGAATCGTAAGCGGTGTCACTCTTTTCACTGGAATGCCCGCCTGCAAACAAAGCGTAGTCCCCGATGGTCGCAGCACCCATGTCATAGCCCGTCATGCTGGTGCCGATGCTGCTCCGGGTCAGAGATGCGTCGCAGAAATCTGCCACTCCACCTCCTGAAAAGATGGCGTAGTCTCCGACCGTCGTCGCAGCCAGACCCGTCCGCGCCGTGCTCAGGATGGCGGCAGACGTTTTGGTGAGGGAGGCATCGTAGATGTCTGCGGAGGCAGTGTTGCCCACAAATATTGCGTGGTTCCCGACAGTTGCAGCGGCGCTGTTGTTTTTCGTGCTGCTCAGAGCGGTCGCGGTGGTGCGGGTGAGCGAAGCATTGTAGGCGTCCACTGTCGTACAAAAACTACCGGCTCTTCCGCCAGCGAACAGTGCGTAATTGCCTGCGCTTGCGCCTTTCACATTCGCTCGTGCAACACTCAACAAAGGTGCTGTCGTGAAGGTGAGTGAGGGATCGTACGCCAGCACATCGCTCGTCACGTTATCTTTATTTACTTGACTGTAGACCGTCCCACCTGCGAACAGCGCGTAGTTTCCGACGGCTGCACCTCCGATCGCGACTGTGGCGCCTATTATGTGGGCGGCACTGCGGGTCAGAGAGGCATCGTATGCATCCACAGCGCTCACGAGATTTTCATAAAAGCCCAATATATTATATGACGATGCACCGCCAGCAAACAGCGCATAGCCGCCGACAGATGCCGCCGCATGACCGCACCGTTTGCAGCTCAGCTCTGTCGGTGTGCTCTTCGTAAGGGAGGTATTGTAGGCATCCACGGAACTGCTGACTCTGTAGCTAAAAGAGTACTTGGAGATATATCCACCCGCAAACAAAGCGTATTTGCCGACGGTCGCGGCCCGCATATCATACCGTGTAGTGCTCAGCGCCGCAGCCATTCCATACCTTTCCAGCTCTGCACTGTAGCACAGTCTCGCCTTGCCTCCGACACCGATGTACATTTTCTTGACCTTGCGGGCCTTACCGCCGATGCCGATGTAGGCTTTTTTCATCTTGCGGGCTTTGCTGCCAACGCCCACATAAACTGCTTTTGCCATATTCAGCCTCCTTACACGTACACGATGAGCACCTTGTTGGTGGCAAGGCTGCTTCCTACCCCCGGGTCGGTGGTCTGGGCGGCAAAAGTCAGGCCATTGACCGAGTTGGCTGTGCCGCCCGCACTCGAAGACCCGGCATAGTTGTGGGTGTGGGAACTGTTGGCTTTGCCGTTGAGTTTGGTGTTCATCTCACTTTCGGTGTAGTACCGGTCATCGTGGGTGTGGCTTGCGTTCGCCTTCCCATTCAGCTTGGTGTTCATCTCGCTTTCGGTGTAATACCGGTCGTCATGGGTATGGCTGGACGCCGCCTTGCCGTCCACGAGGCCTTTCAGCACCTTGCCCTGATTTGCGCTCAGACTCTGGTCGGTGGCCGTGCTGGTCAGGTTGTCCTGTATGCCGCGCCAGGTGTTGGCGGTGGGCGGCGTATAGCCCAGCGCCTCCGTCACGTTGGCTTTGGTGATACTGATGGTGCCGCCGGAGTTCGTGATGTTGCTGCCGGTCTTCACGCCGCCAAGGACGCTGGCCGTTGCTGTCGGCAGCGTGTAACCGCTCACACTGCCGCCGACCGATATGGGACCCCATGCCATAGGTCCATCCCTCCTATTTCACAATGTAATAAACTGCCGTGATGGCAGCTGTCGGCGTCTGCTGCGCTCGCAGCCGCAGTTTTCCTGCAAAGCTTTCGGTCGATGTGAGTCCTGCCGTCAGGGCGGTCTTTGCACAGGTCGGTGCTACCACTACGGCCACACAGTCGTTTGCCGTCAGGCCGGACACCGGGATGTCCAGATAATACGGACATCCCGCAGTGCTGTCGCTCGACCAGCCGCTGGCCGGGATGGTCAAAGACATGATGTTCACCTTATCTGCCTTTGTCTTTCCCATCTCTTCGATGCTCTTGGAGGCCGTCTGAGCCACCAGCGCGATCCTGTCCAGCAGCCGGTCCACGGCTTCCTTCAGATGAGCAAGCGTTATCCCCATCTTGTCCTCCTTTAAGAGCCAAACAGTTCATCCAGCATCGCGTTCACTTCGGTGTCGGTCGCCATTCTGGCGGTGATGCGGGCGTCCATGGTCTTTTCCATGTTGGTCACTTTCTGCTTGTCCGCGCTGGTGTAGTCGTTGGTCGAGAGACCCTTGCCGGCTTCCTTCTGGACATAGCCGCTCAGATCCACTTTCCAGTCGCCCATCTTTTCCAGCACGCCGTCGATGACCATGTACTCGTCGTACTTGTCGGAGGTACCGGCAGTACCCTTCGGGACCATGTAGATGTACTGTGCAGCGTCTGCCGCCTTCAGGTCGATGTTCCCGGTCGAGGCGACGATCTTGCGCTTCAGGTGGTCTGCCGCAGCGACAGCTTTGTTGATGGCGGCGGAGACTTCCGTCTCCGTCTGATATTTCTTGTCGTTCGTCAGGTCGCCCACCTTGGTGGGAGCATTGGTCTCCAGCGCAGATACGCGCTGGCCGAGACCGTCCGTCACATTCTTCTGGCGGCGGCCCAGCTCCTGCAGGTCGCGCAGCGCGGGGATACGGGTCAAATCATAACTGGCCATGTGTTTTTTCCTCTCTTTCTTTTATCCATTAAAAATTTCGTCAAGCATCCTCTGCACTTCTTCAGCGGATGCCTGCTGCATCGATGCTGTTCCCTTTGCAAACAGCGTTACAAAGGCACGGATGTTCACCTTCGGGGGGATAGCAGCGTAGAACCGCACACCGCCCTCCACGGTCTGAAGCACCGTCGCAAGGTTTGCTTTTTCGACCTCTCCGGCCGTGTCCAGCGTCAGGGTCCCCATCGGGACGTAAGAGCTGTCGCACCCCTCGATGGCCACGTCGCAGCTGTACCAGTACCGTCCTACGGACTTGGTCATCTCTTTCCAGCCCGCCGCCGGGATGGTCAAATCATAGCTGCGGTAGTAGCCGCCGGTGTAGTCTCGCAGCGTGTCGGTCACGAGATCCTGTACGCCGTCGTAGTAGCCCTGGATGTCCTGGGCTGTCTTCTTTGCTTCGGCGGCAGAGCTGGCCGCATCCGTTGCTGACTTGGCAGCGCGGGCGGCTGCCCCTGCTGCGGCATCTTTCACTTCCTTTACCGCGCTGTCCTTTACTTCCTGAATGGCCTTTTCGGTTTTTTCCTTTGCGCCTGCTGCGGCAGCATCCGCAGCCGCAGACGCCGCCGGGCCGGCTGATGCCTCCACATTGTTCAGTGCATCCGTCTCGGCTTTGCGTATCTCCGTTACAGCCGAGTCTTTTGCGCCGATGGTGTTTTCATATGCTTCATTGGCCTTTGCAGCGCTCTGTCTGGCGTCCTCTCCGGCCTGCCACGCCTCGTTCTTTGCCTGCTCCACGAGGGCTACCAGCTGTTGCCATGCAGGCACCGGCGGTTCGGGGATGTCCCCCATCGTGCCGCTGTTCATGGCCACGCTGTACTTGATGTCTGCGCTGGTCAGGGTGCGGGTTCCGTCGCTTCCCTCAAAGACGAGCCTGCCGCACCCGGGTGTAGAGGTCACGATGGCGGGTACTTCTATTTTTCCGTCCTCCACGAGCGACGAAAACAGCATTCCCCGCTCTGTGTGCCAAAGCGCCCGGATGGTCATTCCCTCCCACTCGCCGGTCTGGGTGATGTTCAGCCGGTATATCCCCCGGTTCCTGCTGTAGCCCAGACGCAGCTGGTTGTCACAGCCCGATGTCCGCGCCGAACCCGTCGAGGCGAGGGAGATATTGCGTTCTATCATCAGGAGCTCTCCTTCCAGAGCTTTTTCAGCTCATTCACCGCGGGCTGCATCTCGCTGTTCTTGTTCGCCGCCCGCTGCAATATCTGCACCAGCAGCTTTTTCTCTGCGCCAGTCAGCGACGTTCCCTGCATCTCTCCCTCCGCCATCTTCTGTGCCTGCTGGGCGCTGACTGCAGCGGAGTCCGCGCTTTCGCGGGTGTTCTTTACGGCTTCCAGCATCCGCGCCGTCAGGGCGTCCAGTGCATTATCCGTGCTCATTCTTCTCTCACCTCCACGATATTTCCCTTTGCGTCGATAACGGTATTTCCCGGCAGTGTAAAACAGGGGTGCGTCCAGCACCTGTAAAGGTCAGGCCAGCTCATGTTTTCCGGTTCGTTCACCTTGTATCCGCCCCAGTCCAGCTTATCCGGTGCCGTCAGCATCTGCGCCCACACCGCTTCAGCGCCCTTGTACAGATACTCTTTCAGTGCACTTCCGGTCAGGCCGCTGCCGTAGTCGTTCAGTACCGGCGTCCGGGTCCAGAGGCAGAAATGGAAATCGGTGTTCGGTACGCTCCCCGCCGTTTCGGCATCCGCCGCCAGCAGCGCCAGAGCAAGCTTCTTTGCATCGGCAAAGGTCGAGCCTTCCAGGTGGTAGTATTTCGGGCTGCTGGCCGAAGTGTATCCGTATGACTCGAATCCGAACTCATAGCACGAGGGCAAAAAGACCTTCCGGCTCAGCGTGGTTACCGTGTGGCTTCCTGTATAGCTGCTGCCACTTCCGGAGTAACCGGGCGTGTAGTAAAATTTCGTCTCCGTCAGAATGTCTTTCAGCGCCTGTGGGGCGTCCTTCAGGTATTCGCTGTTCAGGTAGACGTCAATCAGGCTGTCGGCATACGTACACCATGTCGTGTTCCATTTTTTCCCGGTGATACCGTGCCGCCGGGCAAGGAGCGTCCGGCCTTCGCCGTTCAGCTCTTTCTCGTAGTCCTGCGCTATGACCATGAATTCTTCCGCCGCTGCCCCGTCCTTTTCCACCAGTTTTGTCACCGCTCCCACCGCCAGTTCCTTCAGCATCGGGAGCTTCGCCTCTGCCGTTATGACGATGTTTCCCGTCACATCGGGGATGGAGACGGTCATCTTTTTCTCGTTCCATGCGGTGGCTGTCACGTCTTCGCCGCCCATCGTTACCTTGATGGATATGAGCCAGTATCCCTCGTTCAGCGTCAGAGCCGCGGTGTACGCCTTGCCGCTCTGGACGACCACGTCCGCCCGGCTCGTGCTCAGCCCGTTCAGCCGGTTGGATACCGCATACATCACGATGGCAGGTTCATCCCCGCCGCTCTGTCCATTCTTTTCCACCGTGACGCTGCACACGGCGCTCTTTCCTCCGGCGGCAGCAGTAATGATGCAGCTGCCGTCCTTCAGGGCTGCCAGCGTGTTCACGGCCTTTCCGTTTTCTACGGCGGTCGTCTGGTCTTTCATCACGGCCAGCGCCGCATTGTTTGTTGTCCAGCTCACCGCTGTCACGGTGGACTGGGTCGGCGTCAGAGTCGCGGTCAGAGTCACAGACTCGCCCTGTTTCAGCTTTACGGACGGTTTGTCCAGCGCCAGCTTTTCCAGCGATACAGCCACCGACCGCACTCTGCGCTGCGCCAGCTTTCCGCCTGCGATGGCCGTCAGGAGCACTGTGCCGCCTTTCACGGCGGTCAGAGTATTTTCCCGGAGCTGCACGATGCCTTCCGGTTCGGCCATCCACTCCACGGTCTGAGGTGCGCTTCCGGGCAGCACCGTGGCTTTCAGGGGGCAGGACTCTCCCACTTTTATGCTCAGCTCTTTGCTGTCCAGCCGGATGCTCTCCACTGCCACCGGCTCTGCCTGCTCCGGCGGGGGGCTGTTCCAGCGCTGCTTCAGCTGCGCTATCATGTCCCATGCGCTGGCGTCGGAGTAACGCATTCCGCTCAGCGCTTCAAGTAGTAGCGCGTGTTCCTTTGCAGCGCATCGGTCGGCCACCCACTGCCGGTATCGGGCGGCTCTCTGTGCTTCCAGCGCTGCCCGGGCTTCCTGCTCAAGCACCAGCTGTAAATATTGATACCGCAGCGGCATCGCCGGTCCGTCTGCACCAGTTCCCTCGCCGTTTTCCAGCGTCTGGTAGCACACATATTTCCCGGGCATGGTCATCTCGCGCCTGCCTTCGCCGTCCGTGGCCATCAGCATCCAGAGGCCCTGCCGCGCCGTCGTGAAACGCCCGTCCACCGGAGCGTTATTATTTCCATCCAGCAGCATCGGCTGTGGCACAGCCCCGCCCTCCTGCTCGATGTGCAGCGTCACGGCCATACCGGCCCATGTCTCCGGAAGCACGAACTCGAGCTTTTCCACGTATACGGCGCCCACGCCGCCCAGGTATAGCGTCTCCGGCTCCGCCCGCCAGCCTGTCCCGCAAAAATGGTCCTTCACTACTCTTACTTTCACTTTGAAGCTCCTTCCTTTGAGAAAGGCTCCCCTCGCTAGGGGAGCTGCTTTGCAGCGCCGCCGTCAGGCGGACTGCAAAGCTGAGAGGGTTCCTTCCGGTCCGCTGCCGCTCTCAGTAGAGCAAGCACTCTATAAAAAGCCTACCACGCCCCTCGTAACAAAACTACTGCGGACTTATTCAAACAAACAAAAAGAGCAGGCGCCCTGGTTCATTACCAGAGCGTCTGCTCTTATCTTATTTCACCCCCTCCCACCAGTTTTTCTCGTCCTTCGCCTTCTCGGCCTTCTTGTCCGCAGCGCTTACCCACTGTGCAAAGTTCTTTTCCTCGTACAGCGGTTTTCCCTCTGTGTCCTCGAGGGCCAGCAGCTTCTTCTCCAGCTTCTCCCGGTCCCGGTCGCTTCCGGCCAGATACTCTTCCTTCACGCTCTCCGTGATCTTGCTCTTGATGCTCCCCTTGTCCTTGCCTGCCGTCATCAGGCGGTCAAGCTCCTCCTGCGCGTCCTCCGCCCGGCCATTTTTCACTTCGTCCAGGAGCGCGTCGTATATGCTGCCGTCCTTGCTGCCCGCCAGCAGTTCGTCTGCCTTGCCGTCCACCGCCTTGTTCACAAGGTCGATGAGCTGCGCCCGCCGGGCCGCGTCCGTTTTGCCCTTGGCCCTGTCTGTCACAGGGGCGACGTCCAGCCCCTCCCGCAGCTTCTCAAATACGGCCTTTCGGGCCTTTTCCTCGGCCCGGGCCTTCCCGGCGTTCCGGGCCTTGGCCGCCGCCAGCACGTCGGCGTCGTACTGCTTCAGCCGCCTTGCCAGCTCGCCGTCCACCTTGTCCGTCTTATTCATCTGTTCCAGTTTCTTCATCGCCGCCGCAGCCTCCTCGCTGTCCCCGCTCTGGATGGCGTTGTACAGCCGGTCGTACTGCCCGGTGGCCGAAGAGGGTGCAGAGTTAAAGCTAAACCCTTCGCCTCTGCCGATGGCCTGTGCATCCTCCCAGTAGCCTTCAAACGCCTGCATCACCTTCCGGATGTTCGCCGCCGGGACGCCGTAGAGTTCAAGGCCGCACTGGATGTCCTTCAGCACCGCCTTGTTCAGCTTCTGGTGGTGTGCTGTCAGCTCTTCCTCGCTCATCTCGCCAGTGTCCGTCCGCAGCAGCTTGACGGTCTTGGTAAAGGCAGCAAACAGGTCGTTCACCGCGCTGATGTTGGTGGCGCTCACCACGTCATAGTCCTTGCCGTCCCGGGCGTTGGTCAGGGCGCTGTAGATCTCCGAGCCGTACAAAAAGTTTCCGGCCGCACTTTCAGTGTACAGGTCGAAAAACCGCTTGCCCACGCTGGCCGCCGTGATGTCGCCGTTCTCGTCCTGCTCCTTGTCCCACCGGTGGAGCAAAAAGTCCGCGCCGATCTTCATCAGGGCAAATACCGCCGTCTGCACCACCTGGCTTGCCGCCGCCCGGCGCAGGCTCTGCCCAGCCCTCTGTACCTCGGCCTTGTTCTCGGCGCTCTGGTCGGCAGCGTACCGCGCCTTCTGGGCCTTGTAGTCGCCCACGGCGTCGGCCAGGATGCCGTAGTTCTGGAAGCGCTGGGTGGTAAACATGGTCAGCGTCTTTACAAACTCGTTGTCGCTGCGCTGGATGCCCGCCCGCTGCATGGTGGTGTAGTTGGGCTGGGTCTCCTCGATGACCCGCTGGTACATCTTGTTCACGGCTTCCCAGTAGGCTTCGCTGCCCTTCTCCGCGGCGCCCTCGCCGAACTCCGCTGCGTGGCGCTCCACATACCGCTTTGAGCCCTCCCACAGCGCGGCCACCGTGATCTCGTCCATGCCGGTGATCCAGCCGGTCACAGCAGGCATGGCTTCCGACGCTTTGGCCACAAGGTTTTTGTGCGCGCCGATGGAGCTCATCTCTCCCCGCTTGGTGCCGCGCAGTCGGTATTGCAGCAGGGCGTCTCCGTGCTGGCGTATTTCTGCTTCCACCGCGGCCCGCTGCTTGCCCGAGAAATTCTTCACGAAGGGAAGCACCGCCGCCATGGTGTCTGCTCCCAGCACAGCGCCCGCCGTGGGCAGGCTGGCTGCCTGCGCGATGGCCACGCCCGGGTTCACGGTCAGGATGGCTCCGGCGTAGTTGCCCCGCATCCTGTCCAGCGCCCGGCTCATGGTGCTGCTGCGCTTGCGCCGCGTGGTCTGCAGGTCGGTCAGCAGGTCGTTGATGTAGCTTACCGTCTCCTTTCCCCACTTCTCGCCGATGATCTTGTCCTTCAGCACACCGATGCCCTCTGCCGTCTCCACGGTGCTGTTCAGTACCCGCTGCACGTCCCGGATGGGGGCCGCAAGGCCCGCATAGGCCGCCGTGTCCCGCAGGCTCCGCTTCACCACGTTCTGGCACTCTTCCAGCAAAATGGGCTTGTTGCTCTTCACGCGCTCCTTCAAAAAGCCCCTGCCCTCGATGGTGGCATCCATCTTCACGCCCTCGATCTCCGTCGCCAGCGTGCTCCGGTCTACCGCGATGGGGTAGTAGTTCTTCACGGTGGCCCGGTCGTAGCCCAGCAGCTTCATGCTGGTCTCGTTGATGAGGTTCGTGGTGTACCGCCCAAAAAAGTCCTCCATGTCCTTGCACCAGTTTCGGTCATAGTCCGTCATGGCGTCCTGTACCGTCTGCAAAATGGTGTCGGCCATCGGGGTGCCGTCGGCGTCCACCAGCGTCCCCAGCATCACGGTCTGGCTGCGCTGGTAGGCTCTCTCAATGTTGCCCTTGGCGTACTGGGCAGCGTCCGGCAGGGTCAGGCCGCCGGTCATCAGGTGGTGGCGGCTGTCCTCGTTGCGCAGCAGCATGTACAGGCTGCACAGCTGTGCGTGGTTCAGCGGCACGGCATTGCCCTTGCTGTCCTTCAGGCCGATGTCCACCAGCTCTGCCCCCGGCCCGGCAAAAGCTTCCACCTCTTTCAGGTGTTCCTTGCCGGTCACGTTGGCAAACAGGCTTTCGCCTTCCACGAGGATCTCCGTCTGCCGCCGCTGGCCGTCGTTCAGCATCTGCCCAAGCTTCTCCATCTGGCCGTTTTTGGTGTAGCCGCCCAGACGCCGGAACATTCTCGTGCCGCCCAGCATGTCCAGCTGGTAGCGGTTCATCGCGCCCTTCGCCTTTTCAAATTTCTCTCCGAAGCCGTTGCCCTCCGAGTTCAGCACCTCGCGGGCGGCCTTCATGGCCATGCCGTCCACTTCTTCGGCCCTCGCAAGGCTCAGGGTTTTGTTCTCGGTCCGGATCATGTGCAGGGTGCTGGCCGTGATGGCCTTCAGCATCCGCAGCTGGTCCACCGTCATGGGCAGATAGGTGCGGTTCTCCGTCTCCCGGATGCGCTGGCGCAGCCGGTCCCGCAGCTGTTCGGCCTTGTCGCCGTCCGGCAGAGCCTTGGCTTCTTCCAGCTGCTTGTTCAGCCGGTCCAGCTTTGCCTGCTTGCTGGCGTTCATGTCGTCCCGCAGCATCTGGATGAGGTTTTCCACGCCGCTGTTCTCCCAGTCGGCGTGGATGCCGGCGTCCATCTCTCCGCTGCGCCGGATGCTGTCCTGCAAAACGGTCAGCTTGGTCAGGGCGTTGTTGTTCAGCACTGCCATGTCTGCCAGCTTCGCCACCTCGGCGGCCTGCACGATGAGGCTCTTCTGTACATATTTCCCGGGCTTCGGCCGCAGCACCATCTGGTTGAGCTGGGCAGCATTGTTCCGGATGCTCCGTTTCAGTTCGTCCGCCTTCCGTCCTTCCCAGGCCTTCTGCACCCGCTTTTCGGCCAGTGCCTTGGCCACGGCTACGTCCTCGTCCCGCTGCTGCCGGGCCGTTTCAATGGCGATTGCATTCCGCTGGGCCTGCTTTTCCTGCCACGCTTCGGCCTTGCGCTGGTTCTCGGCTTCCCATTCCATGATCTCGTTTTCCTGTACCAGCAGCTGCCGCTCTGCCCGGTCGGCTCTCCGCTGCTCTCCGGCCACCTGCCGGGAAAGGTCGTTGATCTGGGAGCGCATCTGCTGCCGCTCCAGCTTTATCTCGTCCAGCATCTCCTGTCGGGCCTGCTTCATCCGGCTCTTTTCGGCCTTCCATTCCCGCTCGTAGGCTTCCCGCAGAGCGGTCATCTTCTCGTCGAGACCCGCTGCTGTGCTCACCTGTGCGCCCAGCGTTTCCAGATTCTCGTTGAGCTGCCGTTCTGCCCGGCTCACGCTCTTGGCCTCGGCGCTCTGGCTGCGGCTGTTGGCCCGCATCCGGTCGGCAAAAGCCTTCCGCTGGGCCTGCTGCACGCTCTTCAGTCCCTTCGTCACCTCGGCCGCCCGCTCCTCGCTTCCGGCGGCCATTGCGGCCACTTCACGGTTGTGCTTTAAGATGCCCTCGAACACCGCCTCGGCGTCGGTCATCTCTGGGTGGCTCATGATGTCGCCGATCATCCGGCCCGCCAGTTCCACCTTGGCGTCCTCGTATTCGGCAGCGTCCGCAAACCGGCTCATCATCCGGGGCTTGATGGTGTCGTGTACGTTCATCAGCACGTCGAGCCATTCCGTGCTCTCCATGCCGGCTGCGCCCGCCACGCCAGCTTCCTGTGCCGCCGAGCGGAAGAGTGCTGCCGCGCTCTCCTTCACGCCGCCCACGGCCCGGGTGTCGTTCACGATGGCCTCGTACTGTTCCGCCGGGTTACCGTCCCGGTATCCCTCCGCCTGCCGCAGCTTCACGCCGTGGCGCCGGGCCTCGGCCACCGCCTCTGTCCAGCTTCCGTACCGCTTTACAAGCTCCGCCTTGGCTTTGCCGTTCTTGTCCACCGTGTAGGTCAGGCTGTGCAGGTCGGGGTACTCATCCCAGAGTTCCGTGTTCCGGTAGGTGGCCTCGTCCAGCACCTCGCCCGCCAGCGTCTCGGCCAGTCCCTGTGCCTTGGCCATGTCCGCTCCCTCCGAGCGCAGATACTCCACCAGCGCCCGCGTCTCGTTTGCCAGCTTTGCCCGGTCGGCCCTGCTTCCGTTGGTCTTCGTCCATCGGATGGCGAGGCTCTCGAGGGCAGCGTCCGAGAGCCGGGTGTTCTTCGTCAGGCCGAAGAACTGGTTCAGGGTGTCAAAGGCCGCTGCCTTCTCCGCCAGTACCCGGCTGGCCTGCCGCTGCTGGTTCTGCTTTGCCTCCCGGTCGGCCTGTTCAGCTCGCTGAAACCGCACCGTTTTCTTCACGGGCTCGTCGGTTCTCTTGCTTTCGCCGGAGGGTTGTGCTATACTATTTTTAGAAAGTGGCTTAGGGGCTTCACCGCCCTGCTCGGTTTTGAGTACCGAGGTAAGGCCGCTTTCCTGATAAATAGAACCCTTCGGCAATCTACTCCTTGAATCTTCGGATTCTACGTGGGTACCACCGGAGGCTTCTATTTCTGTAAACGGCACACCTTCCATCTTGACGTTTTGCCCATGATAGGATATACTACCCATAGAACCATAGCGTTGCAGTTCGCTAGGCATTTGGAAGCCTAGTGTCCTAAGTAACGCTGTGGTTCTCTTTTTGTTTTCAGAGGTATACAGCACTTCGCTGTTCCTCACAAATCTCACAGGGTCGTTATCCTTGGTATAAGCACTGGTTGCTTTCTGCATATCCTGGATCACGATTCGGTTTTCTACTGGCTGAAGATCCAGCACGCACAGTACGGGTCTGCCATCCTGCGCTTTCACGCTTCCAAACAAAACCAGTCTGGTATTCTGTGAACCGGCACGTCCTTTATTCCGGCTGGAAAGCACCAGAATGGGGTCATCCAAAATTTCCGGGATGCGCTTGATCTCGTTCAACGTCATTTCCGGGTGTTGTTCCAGGATCAGGCTGATTTTATCGCCTTTCATGTAGATGTCATTTTCTCGTGCGCCCAGTCCCTGCAAGGCTTCCGCCGTGCTTCCCAGTACAAAGATTTCCCGGCTGTTTCGTCCGTCACGGTTCCACTCGTCAATGTCCTGTGCATAGCTCGGGTTAATGGAATATCTCACGCCCCGTCCTTCCGCCGCACTCTCATTCTTGAGGGCTGCGGCGTTTTCTTTTGCACTGCGCAGGTTGTCCATGGCCTTTTCTGCGTGGGCGAAATACTCGTCCTGCAAAGTGCGCTTCTCGGCCTCGGCCAGACGCTTCGCCTTCAGGGCAGCACGGTTGTCCGGGTCTGCGGTCAGCACTTCCTTTGCCCGGTTGATGAGCCCATCCAGCATCTGCCGCACCTGCTCCATCACCTTGTGGATGGCGCCGCTCTTGCCTGCGTTCTTCTCTGCCTGCCCGCGCTGGAACGTCACCCAGCGCTTGAAGCTCTCCTCGCTGTCAAAGATGCCCCGCCATGCGTCGGCCACCAGCTCCTCCGCTGCCTGCTCATAGGTCAGGCTCTGGGCGCTGTAATCCCGCAGTTTCGCCCGGATCATCTCGTCCAGGCTTTCGTAGCCGTTGTTCTTCGCCAGATATTCCAGCGCGTGCTCCTGTAAAGTCCTTGCGCCCTCGGCGTCCAGCGCGTTGTACCAGTGGTAGTCCTCGTGCAGCACTGTTCCGAAGATGTCCTGCGCGTTGTCTCCGAAGAAGATCCGGGCCGTCTCGGTGTCCACATAGGCCCTGATGCTCCGGTCGTTCTGCAGCACATTGTACAGGATAGCATCCGTGCCGGTGGCCGCTGCGTTCAGGCTGATAATCTGGCTGGCCGGGTCGCTCTCCTGCCGCATCGTACCCTTGGCGTATACCTCGCCCCTGCCGCTGGTACTCTCGCTGCCAAGCGCGCCGCCCAGTTCGGTCATCTTTTCGGCATACAGCATCCGTTCTCCCTTGCCCTGGGTGTAGGCGATCTCGAGGGCCGTCCGTCCGGCGTCGGTGCTCAGGATGTAGTTGATGTCTGCCGCCGTGCCGCTCATACTGCCCGCCAGCTCCAGCGCCTGTGCAAAGGTGTCTGCGCCGCTCCGGCCCAGCCGGTACAGCGGCGACGCTGCGGCCGCGTACCGGTCGGCGTCCACCCTGTCCGGCATATTTTTGCTGATGGTCTCGGCTGCCTTGTCCGTCACCCGCCAGCCTTCCAGCGCCCGCTGCACCTCGGCCTCCCGCTGGGTCTTCGGTGCTTCCGGCCGGAGTCCCAGAGTCTCCCGCAGCGGGGCGTTCTCGTAGCTGTCGGTTTCAGCTGCGGCGGCAAGCGTTTCACGCACGTTGTCCGGCGCAGCCGTTTCCGGCATGACATCGGCGGTTTCTGCGGGAGCGTCCTGTACTGTCTGCGGCACACTCGCAGCTTCGCTGGGCAGCTCTGCGCTCTGTGCAGCAGGCGCTGCTTCGCTCTTTACGTTCTGCTGTGCGGCGATCTCCCGCAGCATTCGGCGGGTCGCGCCCGCAGTGTCGGGCAGCGTCACGCCGTAAGCCTGCTCAAAGGCCGCACGGTTTTCCCGGTTCTCGGCGTTCGGCGTAAACAGCCCGATAGTCCTGCCCGTCAGATTGTCGCTCGCCGCCACTTCGGCAAACTGCCGCACCGCCGGGTTTTCCGACTGCGCAGCAGCCTCGTTTACGCTGCTGTTTACTCCTTCCGTCTGCGCCTGCGGCGCATCCGCCCGCTGCATACTTTCAGTGGAGTTCCCTTTAAAAAAGGCGCTTTGCGCCCGTGTTGCGGCTCCCAGCGTCTGCTTCGCTGTCGCTTGCATCCTGCTGGCCGCTGCCCCAACAGCTCCTCCCTGTTTCGGCCACTGGCCGCGGTCGTCGCCGTTGCCCCTTTTAAGGGGAGCTGTCGCGTCAGCGACTGAGAGGTCCTGCCCTGCCAGCGCTCTATCAGCAGAGCTATCCGCAGCCGACTGAGAGGGCTCTGCCGCCCGGGCCTCCCACTCCTTCTGCTGGGCAGCGGCCCGCTTCATCCGGTCCGTCCGGTCGTAACGCTCCGCCTCCCTGTCCAGCGCTTCGCTCATGCTGTGCAGCCCTGAGCCCACAGCGCCGCCCAGCGCGCCGGATGCGCCGCCGGAGAGTCCGCTTTCCAGCGCGGTGAGGAAGGTGTCTTTGCTGAAGAGGTTCTTTGCTGCCTCGCTGTCCCCCAGCGCAGCGTCGATGGCCATGTCGGCATAGGTCTCCGCAAAGGCCTGCATCGAGTTGTCGATGCCGCCCGAGATGGCCGCAGCCACCGCCGGGTACCGCTGCGCCAGCTCCGAGCTGCCCGCCAGCCCCTGCACCCAGTCCGCGATCTGCCCCGCCAGTGTGTCCTTCGCGTAGTCCGAGCCCATGGTCTTTGCAAGGTCGGCTGCGCCCACCGAGTTGATGGCCCATCCCGCGCCAAACTTGGCGAGGCCGCCGCCCAATGCCTTACCGGCGCTCTCGCCCTTCTCTGCGCTCTGGCCCATGGCCTCTGCCGCTCCCTGTGCGCTCAGGATGGGCAGCACTGCCGCCGGGTTCACGCCCGCCACGGCCAGGTTCTCCGCTGCGCTGGTCACGGCCCCCGCCACGGCCCGCTGGGTCGGGCTCAGGCCGCTCTGGGCCGCAGCCGTCAGCTTCTGCCCGCGGTCATAGAGCTGGTAGCCCACGCTCTGGTTCTTGTCGATGCCGTCGCTCACTTCCAGCCCAGCCAGCCGCTGGCGCATCTCCCGGATCTCCTTGGAGTTGTACCCCATCGAGATAAGCTCCCGGTTCCGGCTCTCCGGCCAGGTGGGGTTATAATCCATGTCCACGTCGGTCAAAAGGTCAAAAAGACTCTGGGCGTGTTCGTCGCCCTTTACCTCCTGCTCCACCTGTTTCCAGTTCTTCAGGGTGGCGTCGATGTTCTTTCCCGCCTGTACGCCGTACTCCGCGCCCAGCACCGGGGCAGCGGCCACCGTGTCTCCGATGCCGCCGATGGCGTTCGCCGCCCGGCGCACGCCCCGCTGCCATGCGGGGATGGCGTCCAGCGCAGCGTTCATCTTCCGGGCCTCGTCGATCTGCGCCTGTGTCCAGCCGCCCTTCTTGATCAGGTCGGCGTCCGTGTACGCGCCGTGGGTGTTATCCACCCGGCGCACCGCGTCGGCCAGATTCTTGTTGTCCCCGGTGTCCATCCACTGGTTGATCCGGTCAAACTCGTCCGGTACGCTGTCCTTGGCAAAGCCGGCTCTCAGCTCCTGCGCCGGGCCGCTGCCGTAGGCCATGGCCCCGCTGCCCACGTTCTCCAGCACGTTCCCGCTCTTCGCAGGTACGCCCCACTTCTGCCCCATGTCCAGCGCCATTTCAGTGGGGCTTCCTTTGAGAATGGCTCCCCTGACAGGGGAGCTCCGTTCTCGCGCGGCGTCAGCCGACGGGAACGGTGAGAGGTTTTCTTTCCGCCCGCTGCGCGCCTGAGAGGGCTCGTTCCTCGCATCCACCTCCCCTATGTCGCTTATGTGCCGCTCGGTGTACTGCTGTAAGGCTTTGGCCCGGGTGATGTCCGGGTCAGTCTTCTTTGCCGCCTGTTCTTTCGTATCTGCCCTCTGGCTGTTCGTTCCCTTTGCCAGCGCTGCAATATCATTCGCTGTCCATTTTTTCTGGTTGTTGCTTCCCTGCGCCAGCCTGTTAATATCTGCTGCCGTCCAAGCCATGTTTGTTGTCCTCCCGGTCTCTCGTTCTCATTCAAAAACGTATCTTGCGGTCAAAGCCCCGCACGGTTGAAAATCTCGGCAATTTCTTCGTTGCTGTATCCCTCGTGCTGAAGCTTTACCGTAATGGCACTGCCGTTCATGCCACGCTGCGCATAACCCGCCACACGGTTCAGCACGTCATCCGAGATGTTCTGTTTCTCACTGTTCGTCCCGGTTCCCCACTTGTTTGCCGGGTCTCCTTTCCAGCTCTGCTCCGTCAGACCGGTGTTCTTTTCCAGCAGATTCGGCGTATCAATCATGTTGTAATATTGCAGCGTGTTCCCGTAGTTGGTCTTTCTGGGGTCAGAGTCCTTCATCTTCGTATAGTCATCCGCCATGTCCAGCAGCTGAGCATAGGTCGGCGTAGGTCTCTTATTTCCCGTGCTGCTCCTGCTGCCCGAAGAGCCGCCCGAGCTGCCGCTTCTCCGACCGCTGCCCGAAGAGCCGCTGTTGTTATTCTTATACAGCGCCGCGCTGTAGCTGCCCAGGATGCTCGGGTCAATGTTGTTTACCTTCAGCATATACTGCGCCAGCTCCGGGTGGCCGTCGTCCTGAACTCCTGCCGCCTGCGTCAATAGGCTCATCATGTCGCTCATCGACATTTCTTCCGTGTCGCCGGTATCCCAGTCATCAAAGATGCCGGCGTCCAGACCATACGGCTTCAGAATGCTGTTCAGGAAATCCGTGCTTGCCCCCTCTTTGTGGTACTGCGCCGCTTGAGCAACGGCCGACAACTTGTCCTGTTCCTTCTGTCGGCTGAATCCCTTATAGGCATCGTATCCATTTACCAATGCGCCGCCGATGTTCATGACCGTGTCTAACAGGTTGCTCCAAAAACTGCTCTTCTCCTGCGCCGCCTGATCTGCCCGGCTCTTCTTGTAGTCCCGCCAGTCCTGTGCATTGGCCACGGCTCCCTGATGCTCCGCCGCCTCGAGACTGTCCTGATTCTGCAGCGCACTCAGCAGCCCCGAGAGGCCGTTCTGCTTCAGCTGGTACAGAGTCAGGGCCTTGTCCCGCAGCCCGGCCAGCCCGCTGTCCACGTTGGCCATGGCCTGCTGGTAGCCCTGCTGGGCCACACTGTTTGCGTAGCTTGAGCCGTACCCGCCGCTCAGCGCGGCAGCGCCCGCAGCGGCGTTCTCAGCCGCCGCCCTGGCATTCGCCTGCGCGCCCGCGCGGTACTGCCGGTAGAGTTCGCTGTCCGTGCCTACGTCATAGCCTGCATTGCTGGCTGCGCCCATGCTGTCCAGCGCCTCATTGATCCGGTCGGTATAGTTACTCTGGTATGCCCCCGGCATCGCGTTCTCCGCGTCCTTCTGCGCCGCCTGCGCGTCCTTGTATCTCTTGAATACGCCCATCTTTAACTCCTCTCTTGACAAATACGTAAAATACGTATATATTATAATTACAGATTCGGAGGTGCATCTTCATGCCAATGACCCCCAAAGAGATCGTTCGCCTGCTCGAACAGAACGGTTTCGTGTTCGTCAGCTCCAACGGTTCTCATCGCAAATACCACAACCCCACCACCGGCAAGACCACTATCGTCCCTTTCCACGCCAAAGACCTCAAACCCGGCACAGAGAAAAATATCCTCAAACTGGCCGGCCTGAAGAAATAAGGAGGCATTTCTATGAACGCTGTTTTTTATCCCGCGGTGTTCCACCCCGAAGAAACGGGTTATTCTGTCACCGTCCCCGACATCGAGGGCTGCTTTACGCAGGGCGATACGATGGATGAGGCTGTGCGGATGGCACAGGATGCCATCGGCCTGATGCTGGAAGAGTGCGCTGTCTGCCCCACTCCTTCCGTTCCTTCCTCTCTTCCGGTGGAGGCCGGAGACTTTGTGGTCATGGTCCCCTTTGATATGGCTGCTTACCAAAAGCAGTTCCGCCCTGTTAAAAAGACCCTCTCCGTCCCCGCTTGGCTCAATGATGCAGCCGAGGCCGCACACATCAACTTCTCCGGCGTTCTTCAGGACGCCTTGAAGGAAAAGCTCCATCTTGCATAAATCCCTAAGCGCTCAGCCCTTTCCGGGCAGGGCGTTTTTCTTACAGGAAAAGAAGGGGCAGCAGGGTCGCTCCCACGCTCACTACGGTGTTCCAAAATCCCGAGCGCCGGTTCTTCTTTGCCTGTGCCTCGCTGGCCGCCTGATTGTACACGCTCTGATAGTAGTTGCGCTGGTTCTCCCAGTTCTGGTAGTTGGTCTGGTATTTCTCGTAGTCCTGCGCCTCGGCCTGCTGGTATCCGCTCAGCTGGCTCTGCAGGTCGCTCTTTTTCTGGGTGTACTGGTTCAGTGCCTGGCTGTACAGCCCGTTCGTGGCATTGCTCAAGCCTGCCATAGCATTCTGGTAGGCGCTCTGGCCTGCCTGTGTGCCATAGCTCGAGCCGTACCCGCCCGAGATGGCGCTGGCGTTGGCCTGCGCGTTCTCGTTGGCCAGCTTTGCCTGTCGGGTGTAGCTGTTCTTGTACTGCTCGTAGGCCGCATCCCGGGTGGGGTCATATCCGAAATCCTTCATCCCGTCCAGCTGGCCCATCACGCCGTCGATCTTGTCCTTGTACTGGCTGGTGTAGTCGCCCGGCTTCTTCGCCTCCCACGCATCCAGCTGCGCTCTTGCATTGCTCAAATTACTCATTTCAGCTTCTCCTGTAAGTCCCCCGAGAGATTCTCGGTGTCAATATTGCTCAAAATATATTCCAGCTGCTCCTGCATCTGGTACAGATAATTCCTCAGCTCCCGGGCGCTGGCCGTATCCAGCCCCTCCAGCCTCGGCATGGAGATCTTCGAAAGCCCTACGATACTAGCCACGTCTCGGTACACCTCCGTTCACTCTTCCGCCCTCGCTGCTGCTCAGCGTCATGGCGATGCTCCTCACTGCGATCTGCCCTTTTCCGGTCAGGCGCAGCCGCATGGTGTCGTGACGGGTCGGGACGAAGGGCAGGTTCACTCTCACACGCTTCCCTGCGGTGTCCACCCGGCCCATCTCCTGCCACTCGCCGCCGTCGAAGCTGGCCCAGAGCGTCACCACGGTCCGCTCCATCGCGTCCAGCCGCACCGTCACCCGGCTGCAATACTTGTCGTCCGGGCTCCCGAGTCCGATGTCACCGGTCACAGCCTCGTATTCCACCGTGTCCTCTTCGCCGCTGACCTCCCGGCTTCCGTCTGCGGCCCAGATGGCCTCTTTGTCCCAGAGATAGAGCTGTCGCCCGGTGCTGCACATGGCCCAGCCGGTGGCGTCTTCCTCGTGCCAAAGCCCTTTCTCAGTGTCGTATACCAGCAGCCGCTGCCCGCCGGAGCTTTCGGTGTGCAGATAGTACCGGCCCACCAGCCCTCCGGCGGCGGCTCTCGTCACATGGCTGAGGCGTTCTTCGTCCAGCGAGGCCGACACCTTGGTGGGCAGGCTGCCGTCCCACGCCATGACGCCGTCCATCGAGAGGTAGTACAGCGTCTCGTTGATGACGCAGAGACTCTGGTGCGCACCTTTGGCCACGCCCGAACACTGGATGCTGCTCATCTGGTAGTCGCTGGGCTTGGTGCCGTACAGCTTGTGCAGACCGTTCTCCTTGAAGAAAAGCACGTATCCCATGCAGGTGGCCGCACCGGTAAAGGCCCCGTCGCTGCCCACGGTCACGGCGTAGCTGTCCGCTGCCGTTCCCCGGTAGGAGAACCAGTTGGTGGCGTCGCCCAGCTTGCAGGCATAGATGACGTTTTCGGTGCTCGAGCAGCCCCATACACGGTTGTTGTGCTCCGTCAGCCAGTCGAGATCCGGCACCCGCCGCTGGGCCGTCACGTCCGGGAAAGGCCCGTCGAAGGTCTGGGTGGTCTTGCCGTCCATGGCCGTCCACACCACGCTCTGGCCTGTCACCACGCAGGTGCCGTAGTACAAAACGCTCTCGATGTCCGGCGCGATGGAGAGGATGACCGAGTCTCCGGCCACGTCGTCCACCACTACGTCCCCGCTGAAATCAGAAGAGTAAGCATTCTTCACCACAGACGGGATGCCCGTCAGCGTCACAGTGTCCCCGGCTTTGAAAGCTTCGCCCAGCCCCTTGCAGGTCACGCGGCAGTAATTCAGTAGGATGTTCTGCCAGCCGCCCGCCGTGCTGTAAAGCTTCAGGGCGTCGCGGTAGCTCCACGGGGCGTCTTCGGCCTGTTTGAGCCAGACATCGCCGTTCTCCGGGCCTTCCGGTTCGGTCGCACCGAACAGATTCGGCGTGTACACTACACCGGCAGCATCGCAGGGGGTCACGGTCAGTCTCACTCCGCCCTGCTGCCAGCTGGACCCCAGCGCACTCAGCGTTCCGCTCGCAGTATCAAAGGACATCTTGTCCGGCCAGATGAGCACCTTGGTCCCCATGCCCACCAGTCTCTTTTCGTTGTCGCTCAGGGCGCCTTTCAGCTCCACAGCGGCGCTGCCGTCATCCGGGGCATACCGCAGGGTCGTGCCTTCCACGGTCAAAAGGCCGTTCAGATGGTACATCCCGTTCATCCCGGCTGCTTCCCGCACCTTCCGCCGGGGCTTGCGGGTCTCGAGGGCCGGGTATCCCCGCGAAGAGAAGTTCTTCTCTTCGCTCAGCTCTGCCTCGCTGCACGCATATCCCTCATTCAGCCCACCGAATACCCGCAGCAGCTGCCGCTGGCTGTTTATCTGGTTCAGGTTCGTCACGTCATCAGCCTCCCGCCGCCTGCCGGCATATAGTTCCGCCTCACCCACACCGCAAACTCCTGCACATAACTCGTGTAGAACTGCAGCTCATTCGCTGCCCGGGCCGTCTCGCCCAGTGCAAGGTCCATCTGCGCAGCCAGCCAGTGCGGATAAAGTGCTTCTGCCGCACAGCAGGCCAGCAGCGGGGTGTCATATTCCAGCCCGTCGTTCCACAGAATATCCGCGCCCTTGTCCTCAAAGTCGCCGCCGGTCTGGCTGCGCTCCACGATGTTCCGGCGCATCCCGCTGTCTGCCTGCCGCAGCCATAGCTGCTTCAACCGGTTCTCAAAATGATTGTTCGGCCTCAGCTCGTCGGCCATCTTTATCGCTTCGCCTGCTGTCATAAAAAAACCTCCAAAACAAAATCCCCCGGCGCAGCAAGCGCCTGCAAGCTGTACCGGGGGAAATATCAAATGGTCATCATCTGGGTTCCGGCCGCCGCCTGCATGGCCTGACTCTTCCGGGCCGCTTCGGCGTCCTGTTTGATGCTGTGTTCCAGCACCTCGGCCACAGCCTTCGGCACCTTCACGTCCATGCCGCGCTGGATGAGGTAGCTGTCGCCGTTGACGCCCACGAACACCGGTGCCGAATAGCGGTCGTCATCCTTGAACAGATGGATAGTCACCATGCCGTCGTCCTTCTCTTCGGCCTTTGCTTCGGTCTTCTCCACAGTCTCCACCGCGTTCTCCACGGCATCCGCCGCAGTCTCTTTCTTCGTAGCCATAGTATTTCCTCCTTAGTTTGCCTTCGCCTTCGCGCTGTACTTCGGGCTGATGCTCTCGATGCGGACCATGTACTGCTCACACAGACGTTCCGCAGTCTTGATGGCCTTCCAGCCCACGGACGCGCGCTGGTTCAGCGGGTCTTCGCCCGCACCCAGCTGCTTGACGATGTGCTGCAGGCCGCCGCCCTCCACCTCGGTCACAGCGTAGGCATGAGCTGCCAGCACCAGAGTGCCAAACACGGCCAGACCGCTCGGGCAGCCGCTGCCGGTCCAGATTTTCGCCTCGCTGGTCTCGATGAAGCGCACACCGGCCAGCTTGCCGATCTCACCGTTGTAGATGTTCTCAGGGGCAGCATACTTGTGGACGTCGATCCACTCCGGGTTGCGGCGCAGATCATAGGCCACATAGGGGTGGACGATAGCAACGTAACTCTCGCCGATGGCGTCGGCATTCTGGGCTTTCAGGGCAGTGGCCGCCTGGTCGATGAGGTCGGGCGTCAGCACACTGGCGGTGGTCAGATTGGCGCGGCTGGTCACGGCGGTGTCGCCCGCCGGCGCGTAGATGACGTTGGTGCCGCCTGCCAGCACCTCGCGGGTCACGGTGTCCAGCGTGCGGCCCGCCTGAGATGCCAGTACCTTGGTCGCCTGAGTGATGTTGTTGTCGATGGCGGTCAGCTGCAGCACGTCGGTGATGGCTGCCCAGCCGCCGTACTGCTTCACGGTGGCGGTCATGGGGGTGACGGTCAGGGCCTGAGCATTGGGGGTCACGCCCTCGGTCAGCGGCTCGGTGGCCTTGGGCAGGCTCTCGTACTTGCGGAACTCGATGGTCTTGCCGTTGTTGGCCGGGATGGGGTACTTGTCGCCGAACTGGTCATGCACCAGCAGCGGCTCCGCCTGGTCCAGCAGACGCTTCTCGTAGTAGGTCTTCATCTCGGCGCTCATGCCAGTCGCACCGGTGTGGTTTGCAGGCTGTGCAAACAGCTGCAGATTCATGTGGATTTTCATTTGTGTTCTCCTTTCGTGTCTTGCTTTATTGAGAGCTGCCATTTCCTTTGAGAAAGGCTCTCCTTTCCAGGAGAGCTGCTCTGCAGCGCCGCCGTCAGGCGAACTGCAAAGCTGAGAGGTTTTCTTCCGGGCAGCGGCAGCTTCCGGTTAAAAAGTGATGATCTGCCCCCGCATGGCCCGGCGTTCCAGCTCTTCGCACTGGGCAGGCGTCAGCTTGGAGACGTCGGTCTTCAGCACCGCCGCACCGCCGGGGTTCGTGCCGTTCTCGCTGGGCCGTGCGCCCCGCTGGCGGATACGCTCCACCACGCCGCTCTCCGTCTTCTTGGCGGTCTCAGCAGTCTTCCGGGCCATGATGTCGTCAAAGTAGCGGGCCTTGTAGGCGTCCTCCATCTTCACGCCCAGCTTGAGCATCTGGGCAAAGTCCGGGTCAGCCAGCGCCGTCTTGATGTCGAAGTCCGGGTCTTCAGCCCGGATGCGCTCCACGGCGGCGTCCCACTCCTGCTGGATGGCTTCCATCTTGGCGGCTTCCGCCCGCTGCTGCTCGGCGGCACGGTGCTTGGCGTTCTCGCTTTCCAGCGCGTCCATCTCCTTGGCCAGCTGGACGCTGATGCCCTTCTTCATGGCCATGTCTTCGTAGTAGGCGTCGTCCTTCACGCCGCCGCCCTCCACCGCAGCGGCCAGTGCCTCGTAGTCGCCGGGAGCAGTGCCGTACTTCTGGCCCAAAGCGTTCAGGATACGCCCCACCGGCCCCTGCTCGTTCAGGATGCTGTCGTAGGCTTTCTGGGTGGCCTACACGATCATCTCGCCAAACTCCCGGTTGTACTCGCCCCTCATCAGTTCGCCAAACGCTTTCCGGTGCGCCTCCGGGTCGGTGCCGCTCTTGTCTGCCGCACCGTCCTGTTCCTCGCCTTCAGCAGCATCTTCCTCCGCGTCCGGCTCTTCCGCCGGGCTCAGCATCTCATCCACCTCAGCGGCAGCAGCCTCCCGGCCCTTGCTCTGGGCGGGGGCAGACGCCGCCTTTTCTGCCGCCGCAGCTTCGCCAGTGCCTTCTATTGCACCGGCACCGTCACCGCCCTCCGCAAACAGCTGCAATTTCATGGCAGGTTCGTCCATATCATCTGCGCCGCCGTCTGTGACTACCAGCTCGACATTGTCCGGATACGCTTCCGCCAGCGCACGCAGGCCCTCTTCCACAAAGTCAAACCAGCTTGCGACCATCAGATTGTTCGGGCCGGGTTTCGGCAGGGCCTGCACCACAAAAGTCTCGCCATGCTGCACACAGCTCGTCAGGAGTCTCCCACTCCTTGCAGCCGCGTCCACCTTGTTTGCCAGCGTCTGCGCCAGCACAGAAACTGCCGCACATACGATGTCCTGCCCCTCCGGTGCGTAGTTGGCATGGCCGCTTACAGCCAAACTGTAGCCCTTGTCCGTGTCCATCATCTCAATTTTGATCATATATAACCTCCTCACTTATTCGGGTCATTGATATTCATCGCCCTCTCGGCAGCTTTCGTGGCCAGCGGGTTCGTTCCGCCGCCCACCTGTCCGCCCAGAGAGTTCGTCACTGTCTTCGCGCTGGTCTCTCCACCGCCCCCGCCGCCGGTCATGGCAGCGGCCGCAGCACCGGCCTGTTCGCTCAGGTTCGAGCCGTTCTGCTGGTCGATGACCGCCGCCATCTGCTGGATCTGTGCCATCGCCTGCTGCAGCTGCTGGTACAGAGTGCCGTTCTGGGCCACCCGCTGGCGCACCTTCTCGATGCCCTCGAAGTCCATCATGTCCAGACACGCCAGTGCAGCGTCGGCGTTGGCCGGAGCAAAGAATCCCAGCTGGTAGCACTCCTTCGCCGTCTCGTTCTGGCTAAGGCGGCTGAAGGTGCTCTTTTTGGCCGCGCTCACCGTGATGTCGAACACCGGCTCATGGGCGCCCAGCTCCACGCCGCCCACGCTCTCCACCGGCTGCGGCCGCAGCATCTGGCCGGAAAATTCCCGGTACTCCGTACCGCCCTGCTGGCCGGTGATGCGGTAGACCCGCTCTTCGTCGTAGAACTGCCGCATCAAATCGATGATGAAATAGCATTCCTTTGCAAAGGAGCGGTAAGAGCTCTTCAGCATATCCCGGCTGAGCTTCGAGCCTGCTTCCTGCAGCGCCGCAATGGCCGAAGCAGCGGTCAGACCGCTGGTCGCGCCGCCCTGGTTCACGTCCCGGTTTCCGCTGATCTCCTTCAGCTCTGCGACGCGGTTCTGCTGGTAAGCGATGGTGTTGGAGGGCAACGGAGCGGTCTCCAGCTCCATGAAGCCCCGCTCATCCAGACGGCCCACCAGATGTACCACGTCTTTTGCCGTGTCCAGCAGTTCGTCTTCGTTCACGCCCGCCGTGTCCGAGATAAGGTAGCGTTTCTTGGCCGCTGCCAGCGTGTTCTCGTCCATGGCCTGCGTCATCCGGTCGATGGCGTCCTGGGTGTCCTTCATCACGTCGATGTACCCGAAGCCCGCCGGGCTGTTCTCTTCCACAAAGAGCGGGTCGAACACAAAGGGATATTTTCCGTGGTCGTAGAAGCCCGTCTCGGCCATCGCCGGGTCGTTCTCGCTGGCGTAGAGCACCACGCCGTTGCAGAACTTGCAGTAATGCACCACGGTCTGACCGCCGGGCTTCTCCCGCTTGTAATACCAGTCCACCACCACGCTCTTTTCGCTGGTGTCGATGTTCTGGTCGCTGACGTACTGCCCCACGGTGATGCCGCTGCTGCCCGCCTTGCCCTCGAGCTGAGGCCACCGGGCCGCCAGACGGTCGTTGTCGGCCAGTGCCAGCGAGAAGAAGTTGGCCGAGTCCTGGATGTCCTCCACGCCCGGCTCCCAGTAGAGCATCAGAAGGTCCATGCTCCGGATGGCGATGTCCCCAAGGCCCTCCCGCAGCGCCGGGTCCCAGAAAATGCCCTTGACGCCGGTACCCTGCTTGAGCTTACGCCACCAAGTGTCGCTGTACACGCTCTCGTAGTCCGCCTGTTCCAGCACCACCGGCAGAATGTCGGAGAGGAGCCTCGCCGTCTCCTCGTCGTCCTGCGCCCTCGGCAGCACGTTCGGCTCCGGGTAGTTGTCCATGGCGTCGGCGTGTTTGTTTGCGATGGAGTTGAACAGCCACCCCGTGCTGGGAGCGCGCTTGCCTTCCATCACCCGGTTGCCGTACTGCTTCCAGTGTCCCAGCTTGTACCATTCCTCGTTGTCGATGATCCGCTTGTCGAGACTGGCTTTGGCCGACTTGTACTTTTCGAGGATGGCCATCGCCTCGCTGATCTCCTTCTCGCCGATCGCCGGTTCACTATCCAGCACCCCGGCCAGACTCTCGCCGCCGGGGCTTTCATCTGCTGTCAGGTCAAGCTCTTTTTTACCAAATTCCATCCCATTTTCCTTTCCGCGTTCCTGTTCATATCCTCATAAACCTCGTCTTGTCCTTCCTCGGATCCATATCCAGCGGGTCGTCCAGCATGGGCGGCGGCTGGGTGTGCTTTGCGGCGCTGATGGGGTTCTCCATCAGCACATACCGGCACTCGTCGTAGATGTGATCCTCCTGCGTGGTGTCGATGTCCTCCACGTTACTCTCGTCGTATACGAGGTTCGGGATGGTGCGGATGAAGTGCTTGCAGGTGTTGAAGACCTGCAACATCGGCCTTCCGTCTTCGCCGAAAGCCAGCCGATAGTGAAACTGCATCTTTCCCGCCAGACGGGTGTGGTCGCCGGGCATCCAGTGCAGAAAGTTCGGACTTTTCTCCTGCATGTCCGCGATGCTCTCGCCCCGGCTCTCGTCGAAGATGGCCGGGTCGGCCACGCCCAGGATGACCCGGCCTTTCAGCAGCGGGTCATTTTCCTCTGCCTCCCGGATCATCCGTGCCTGCTCCATCGGGTCCTTTCTCAAGCCCTCGTTGGGTGTGCCGGTGCAGCCGTAAAGCTCCTTGATACGGTAGAGCCGCCCGCGCTCGTCCGCTGCATACCACCCTACAGAAAACGGCTTCGAGAAACCGAAGTCGTATCCCCGCCATATCTTCCAGTGCTCCGGGATGGGAAACGGTTCGATGACGTGAGTCCAGTGCTGGTCCTTGTAATGGTTCGGGTTGTTCCGCCACTCGGTGAACACCTGCCCCGAAAAGCTGTCCCAGTTTCCGTAGAGCAGCGCCTGCTTTTCGGCCTCCGGCAGCGAGGCCAGTGTGCCGATGTAGCCCGGGTCATTTTCCAGCAGCGCCGGGTTGTCAAAGACGGTGGACGGGATAAAAATGCGGGTGCGCCGCCGGGTGATTTCCTCCCCGTCCGGCGCTTTCACCTTCACCAGCTGCACCATCCGCGTCCCGGCAGGTGCCGGACTGATAAACCGTGCCTTCACCCAGCCATGCCCCACGCCGCCGGGGTTGGCCGTGGCCCGGATATAGACCCGGGTGCCGGGGCCGGAAGGGCGGTTGCGGCTCATGACATAGCTGTATTCGTCCCAGGTAAAGTGAGTCAGCTCGTCCACGCCGATAAAGTCGAAGGCTTTGCCCTGATAGTTGTACTTGTCCTGTGTGTGGTTCAGGCTGCCGAAGTAGATCTTCGCCCCGCTGGGGAAGGTCCAGCAGTGGCTCGAGCCGTTGTACCTCGCTTTGGGAAATACCGGCTTGTAGTACCGCATGGTCTTGTCGATCAGCTCCGAAAGCTGCGGGTAAGTCTTGCGCAGGATGAGCGCCCGGTAGTGTGGGATGTGTACCTGCCGCAGCGCCTCGATGATCAGTGCGTCGCTCTTCCCGCCACCAGCAGCGCCCCCATACAGAGCTTCGTCCTCGGTGCGCGCCATAAAAGCTGCCTGCCTCGGCTGCGGCGACCAGATCACTGGGCGTCCGTGATATGTTTTATGCTCCATCCACCATTACCTCCGGCCCTTTTTCTTCCCGGCCCTCGGCCCCGATCTCCACCAGCGGTGGGGCATCGCCCTCGCTCTGGCTCTGGCTGGGTACCATTGCCGCAGCCTTTTCGGCCACGGTCATCAGCACGGTAGCCATCGCGGCGGCGTTCTTATCGCTCATCACGCGCTCACCGTACCGCTCGAGCTGAGCGTCCAGCAGTTTTCGCTCTTCGCTGTCCAGCTGCCGGTCGTAGCTGTCCTCGGCAGCGTACAGCACAAGCCCCGTCTCCGTGGCGTCCGCCAGCTCTTCGGCATCACTCTTGAGCAGTGTGCCTACCGCGAAGCAACGTGCGCGGGTGTCCTCGTCCAGTTTCCGATGGAGCCTGGCTCTTACCTGGGCCGCACGCTGGCTCTCGTCCACACGGCTCTGCAAATAGCTCACCTGCGCCCTCGCCCCGAGGCTGGCCCGGATCGCTATCTCCCGCGCAGCAGCCTGCCGCTCTTTTGCAAAGGCGTCGCTCCGGCCGGCTTCCTCGGCCAGCCAGCTGCGGATAGTGCTCTCCGGTACGCCGTACCGCCGGGCTACCGCACAGATGGATCCAGACGACAGCATGGCCATCAGCACCTCGGCCCGCACCTTCGGCGGGTACTTCTGCCCCCTCCGGGTCCCTTTTACCGTGTTTTTGCAATACGCCCGCTTGGCCACCGCTCTGCCTCCCCTCTGTAGTTCTTCCCTCCCAGTCTACCGCCGCCGGAAAAACAAAACTACTGCGGACATTTTGCCCGCAGTAGTTTTGCAAGGTCTCGCCGCAGGCGAGCACGGGTTGCGGCTCCCAGCGTCTGCTGCGCTCCCGCTTGCATCCTGCTGGCCGCTGCCCCAGCCTCGGCTCCCTGTTTCCGCCACTGGCGGCGGTCGCCTCCGCTGCAGACATTTGAGAGCCAGACAGCACAAACAGGCCGGGTCTCCCCAGCCTCATCACGCTATGGCAATGCTGTAACAGCCCTGCCGCCGCCGCATACACTGCCACGGTGCTCAGCGCCTCCAGCTCCTTGTGGTAGTAGGTCGTCCGCCCGATGTGCAGCTTCGCCACCACCCGCTCCTCCGGCATCCCGTCCAGATACCGCAGCTGTAAAAGCCGCCTGCATACCGGGTCTTCGGCCTCGTAGTAGTCCATCGCCAGCGCGATCACGCCCGCCCAGTCGCTTTTTCCCTGTCCACAAGCCCGCAGCTCTTCCCGCACCCGTCGTTTCTGCTCCCTGGTCAATCCCTCGCCGCCTTTCTTTCGCGCGCGTTAAAACGCAAAATACCGGTACTTTGTCTGTCAGGTGCGAACTTTCGCACCCTCCCGCTTCACCATCACCACATAGCAGCGCAGCTCGTCTGCGTCCCATCCCTCTTTTTCGTCGCCCGGCGCGTCCGGCTCCGGCACGACGCACCGCACGAACCTCCATCCCGGGTATCTCTGCTCCCACCAGTAGGCGTTGTCCTTGCAGTCGGTGCAGCCTTTACGCAGCTGCTTGCAGCTCCATCGGGTGTCGTTGGGGGCGCGCTCCACCGGCAGTGTCAGATTCTTCGTCTCGTACCACCGCATCTGTCCGTGCTTTTCGAAGTAGGTGATCAGGTCATCCAGCCTGTTCTGCAGATTCAGCCGGTCGGCGTTGGCTGTGCCAAGGCTCTCCACGCTGCCGTCCGGCCAGCGCATGGCCCACTTGTCCTCCAGCAGCCGCCGCAGCTTGGCATTCTGCTCCATGGTCAGCCCAGGGCACTCTATCAGCAGGTGATGGTGGTACCGCCCGCTCTTTCGCCCGCAGCCGGTCAGGCCCATGACCCGCAGCTCCGCGTCTGGGCCGTATAGCTTTGCGATGGCAGCTTTCACCCGGCGGATGTAGTTGCGCAGATCCCGCTGGGCCTGCTCCATGCTCTCCGGCAAAAAGGTGTCTATGTAGGTCAGGGTCAGATAAAATCCCAGCACGGTAAAGTTTGCGTTGGCTTTCTGTACCCTCCACCGGTGTGCGTGCTGGGCGTTCCGCTTTTTCTGCCGCTCGCTGCTGGGCCTCGTCTTCTTCCGGCGCTTGGTTGCGTGCTCCTCCGGTGTGATGCGGTAGAGGTCCACCTCCATGTACCTCTCTCCGCAGAGTGTTTTCTTCTCCCGGGTATGTCTCTTCTTCATCCTGTACCCTCCTGCTGCCTTGAGCTGGTAGTGTAGTTTTCTTTCCTGTGGCCCATCACCGGCACAGAAATAACGGGTATACTAGCTCCCCAAAGCGCCCGCCCGGACGCTTTATTTAAGAGAGGTTTACCTCTATATAAACCGATATGCCTGCCGCCGAGCCTCCTCGGCAGCACCCATCTCGCCTTATATCATCTTCGTCGAAGATGCCCCCGATGGTTTTCCACCGGGGGCTTACCTGTCTGTATTTTTATGGTCTTGCTGGTTTTCCCGCCGCTGCCCAGTAGCCGTAGGTCAGCTCCGGTCGGCCCTCTTTTTTGGCGATGGCGTTGTAGAGTATCAGGTCGTGGACGTCGTAGTCCAGCGGCGTCGGGTCTTTTATCTTCCGCAGGACGGGCCGCTCCGGCTTCTTTGCGGCGCAGTCTGCCTTTTCACCCCGGGCATTGTTCTGGCCGACCTTCCGCATCTCTTTTCGGCAGGTCATTTTTGCAATGCCGCGCTTTATGCAGCGCCCGCCCTGTTCTTTGTAGGTATAGTAGGCCGCGTTGTCGTTGCTGAAGACGCCCGCCTCCCACAGCTCCCTTGCGGTGCCTTCGCCTATTACGTCTCCGGCTGCGTTGTAGCAGGTGTAGACGCTCATCATCCGGCCTTTTTCGCCGCGCTTCACTTCCGGCTGCCGTTCCTCAAAAGAGATTGCGTATTTCCGGTTCCGCCGCTTCTGGTTCTCGTGCTTGGCCCACTCGCTGGTGTGGTAGCCCTTCGGCACGATGCCGCTGGCTTCCAGCTCTCCGGCTGTGCTTTTTGCGAGGACTTCCCCGGTCTGGTAGTCCTTCACGGTGTAGAGATTCGCTTTTCCCATGTGTTCTCCTTTAGCTGTGCCATTGCGGCCGTAGCCTTTTCTTCCAGCTTCTTTTCGCTCAGCACCCGCAGCCCGCCCTTCCCGGCCCGGCGTCCCAGCTGCTGCATCACGGCCCGCTTCAAAAAGGCCCGTTTCTGCTCCTCGTAGTCCCGCTCGCTCTGCCGGACCCGGTCTTCGTCCGGCTGGTCGTCCACAGTGACCTCTTCCTTCAGGGCGTCCTTGGCGCACCGGCGCAGATGCTCCATCGCCACATCCAGCCCGTCGGCGTGGCCTTCTTCGTTCACCTGCCGGTAGTTGGCCAGCGCCTCTTCCTTCAGGCGGAGCAGCCGTTCCGTGCCGAAGCCCAGCTCGTCCATGCAGGCCTTGGCGCACAGCGTCCAGACCATACTGGCCGCCACGTCGCCCGCCATCCGCAGCTGCTCTTCCCGCCGGGTGCGGGGGCTGCGCAGCACCGGCACCCGGAAGTCGGGATCTACATTCCTCGGCATCCAGCTGCGCCGCAAAGCAAGGCTCCTGTCCGTCGAGGGCATCCCCCGGTCGTTTACTGTCATGGCCACATCCAGACTCTCCTGCCCCAGCGCCTCCGCCCGGGCCAGCATCTTGTTCAGCCGCGCCGCACCAATGCCGAAGCTCTGGTGCAGCGCGATGAGGATGCACCACCGGGTCATCTCAGCCGTTCCCTCTCGCGTCAAATCAAGCTCTGTCGTGAGACTCATCTTGTTTTTCTTCATGCTGCTCGTACTCCCTGCACTTCTCATCCCGCCCGGCACACGCTAAGCATCCCGGACGGGTTATCTCAAAAACATGGATGCATTGCTTTCGGTCCATCACGGCTCCCCGGTCTCCGCCATCAGGCGGCTCAGATCGCCCATCATCCCGCTCACGGTCTTGGAGAGGATGTTGATGGCGTCCTCCTGCAGGTCTCCCGGCAAGGCCCGCACCGTAAAGCTGGCCGCCACCATCTCCTGCTTCAGCCGGGTGTTCACCCGGCTCACCTCTGCCCAGAGCTTTGCTTCGTCCGGAGTCAGCTTCCGGGCAGTGGGCCGGACAGTCCCCTTGATCAGGGCCGTCAGCTGGCGGAACTCCTCTTCGCTCAGCTCCTTGTCATTGCTCGCTGCTGCGATGGCCCGCGCCCGGTCGCTAGGCGTACCGGTGCGCATGATGTGCTCGTATTCTTCCAGTTTCATTCCTGCTCCCCCGCATTCATTCCGTACAGCGCTGCCATAAACTTTGCTTCTTTGCCCTCTACGCCCCGCGTTACCTTGAGGTCTTCCGTATCCAGCAGCATTTCCTTGATACCCCTCGAAATTTCCTCGGCAAACTGTGGGTTGGTCGCCATCGGCCCCAGCAGATGCCTTGCCACACCCACAAAGCCGCGGGCGGCACACGTCAGCACCTCATCCGGCGCTTCTTTTTTTGCCTCTATGCCGAGCATCATCTGCCCATTCGCCACTTTCTTAATCTCGATTCGTACCATTGCACTCTTCTCCTTTACGCGCTATGCTTGTCGTTCTTCTCTTCCGCCGCCCTCTGGCAGCTCTTCAGCTTGCGGCAGTACCGGCGCAGCTGCGCCTTCTCCGCCCGCTCGATCTCTAGCCCCCGGCCATAGCCCCAGCAGACGATGCCGCCGGCGGCCATCAGCACGGCCAGGATGGCCGCGCCCGTCCAGCTGCCCACGGCGTCAAAGGTGATGCTGTCGCCCACCCCCGCCGCGCCGATGAGCAGCGCAGTGCCGGTCAGGTAAAGCACCTGTATCTTCATTTTCATTGCAATTCTCCCTTCTCTGTGGTAAAATCGTTCTGGTGATAGGCCCTTTCAACCTGTCACTCGGAAGCTCGTCGGTGTTCCAGCACCGGCGGGCTTTTTGTTTTTCGGGGCCTTCCTGGCGTTCCGCTGGCAGATTTCCACAGCCTCCTGCCGCTGTTCCAGCGCGGCGTTCTTGTCGATGCGCCACAGCTTCGGCCCCTCCTTGTGTGCCGGCAGCTCGCCCCGCTGACACATCCGCCGCACCGTCTTCGGACAGATGCCCATCAGCTCGCCGTACTGCGCCACGGTCAGATACGCGGGCAGCTGCCTCGCGTCCCAGACTTTTGCCTTCCGCATGGCCAGCCCCTCCTTACAGCCACTCGCTGCGGATGTCCTCCGCCACGTGCTTGCTAAAGCCCATCAGCTTGTCGCCCCGCTGCAGCGCCAGCACGGCAGCGCCCATAAGGGGCTGCATCCCGTTCCGGGTAACGTCCGCCGGGGCAATGTTGGTGGCCTTCTGGTTTGCAGCCTTGCACTTCAGGCGGCCTTCCTCGTCCACCAGCAGTACCAGCCGGTCGGCCTCCTCCCTGGCCCAGGTGGCGTCCAGCGCCGCAGGCACCACCTCCACATACCCGCTCACCAGCTTCTGCAGGGTCTCCAGCTTCATGCAGTCGCCCTCGTCGCATTTGAGCAAAAAACTCCGGTTCTTCGCCGGAATCACGATCATGTAACGGTTCATATGTTTTCCTTTCTCCCGCCTTCTTCGGCGGGTCAATCGTTTTCCCTTTGGGCATCTGTGCTGCAACACAGGTGCTCACTCTTCCTGACCCCATTCGGCCATCTCTTGAGCTGCTTTCTGCACCGTTCCGGCCAGATCAGCGACCATAGCCGACATTTTCCGGTTGTATGCCGGGTCAACCAGAGCCATTCTCCGGGCTTCCATCCAACCCGGCAGCATCTCCCACAGCTCCATGGCGGTCTGCATAGTCTTCCCGTGCAGGTACAGCCCCAGCTCGTTATAGTCCCTGCTCTCCTCTTCCACAGGAGCGCAGGGCTTTTTGCTTTCGTTGTCCATCTTTTCCTCCTCCCTCACGCGCTCTTCGGCGGGTCAGCGGCTTGTCCGCTTTCCCGCTGCGTGATACAATCCTTTCAGAAAGGATGTGTAATTATGACTTTTGTCGAAAAATTGACCCTTGTTTCCTCCTTTGCCGCTCTCATCTCCGCCGCAGCCGCCCTCTTCGCTTCCATTGCACAGGTCTTCATTGCTCGTAGTTCCAACCTGTATGCCTATAGACTTGAATCCGACAAGCTCTTTTTCCACGCCAAAGTCGAAGCCTACCAGCAGTTCTTCCAAGCCACTGACCGCTGCATGAATCTTCTGGATCGTACTTCCGCCGGCGATTTGCTCGCCCGCTGTTCCTATGCGATCCTCTTCTCTGAAGAGGATGCTACCTGTAAAAAACTCAGTGCGCTTTCAGCGCTGCTTATGGAATTTCGCTCTTCTCCTGCATCTACCAATGTTTTAGAAAAACTCAAGGTTGCTGAGTATGAAGCCGTCGAGGCTATGCGGCAGGAGCTGCTACAGCTGCGTGAACCCCGGCACCAGCCACTCACAAAGCACAAGCACCGTGTATAAGTAGCTCACGCCGATGGAAAACAGGATATACCCCTGTCTCTCGCCATGCAGCCATACTTTCGCTACCCACACGGCTGCAATGTTCATCGCCCACGCCGCCAGCAGCCAAACGGTTGCTTCTTTCACTTTTCCTCCTCCCTCACGCACTTTTCGGCGGGTCAGCGGTATCTTTTTGAGATACTAGCGAGGCAAAAAATATTTCATTGACCTCTTCCGCCGACAAACCATAGTGCTCCTGAATCGCTGCAATTTCATTCTGTCGAAATTGCGCCCCACGGTACTCATTGATTTTAGCATTCAGGCGAGAAAGACTCATCTTCAGATAGTCTGCTAAGTTCTGCTGTGACTCGCCATGCAACTGCATCACAGCGTTTAATTTCCGTTTATTCATCTCTACCACCTCCGTATCTTTTTAGGATACTTAGATATTAGCATCTTTTTCGAATCCTGTCAAGATATTTTTTCTTGCTTTTTAGATTTTATGTGGTATTATTAAGACACAACAAACAAAAGAGGTGATGCTTCATGACCACTGGCGAACGGATACGCCAGCTTCGCATCGAGCACCAGATGACACAGGAAGAATTGGGCGCAAGAATTGGTGTACAGAAAGCGGCCATTTATAAATATGAAAACGGCCTTGTCGTCAATCTTAAACGCTCTATTTTGGAAAAACTCGCCATCGTTCTGGATACTACTCCAACTTATTTGATGGGCATGGAGGATTCTGCACAGCAGGCCAATGTACAGCTCACTCCCCAGCAGTCCACTCTTTTAGCTGTCTTTGATCAGCTGAATGAAGAGGGGCAGGAAAAAGTTATCGGCTATGCTGAGGATTTAAACCGTACCGGTTACTATAAAAAACAGTCTCCGAATGTCATGGTTACGAAAGAAGCATAAAGACTGAATAGGTGTATTCTGTATGAATTGGATGTATATCGCCATTGGAACTGCTCCATTTGCTCTTCTGGTCGGATATATTTGCGGTAACAAAACTAGGCATAGACAAGAACTTCAACTTAAGTCAGATGAGTTTCAAAAACTGGAATCCGAAATTTCCCAACGAGAAGCTACTCTTAAAGAATTGAATGACGCTGTTTCGCATTATGAGCTTCTCAAAAAAGATTCTCAGCAAGAATTGGAATATCAACAGCAACGGAAACTTCAGTTAGATGAACTTGATCAAAAGCTTGCTGAACGTCATCGAAATTGTGTGTTCCTTGAAACTGATCTTTCCAGTCGTCAAAAGAAATTGGATGAACAAGAAGATTTCATTCACAAACTCTTAAATTCTAACCCTGCCACTGCTCCTTTTTTTGCAAAACAATTCGCAGATTATCTTCACCTGCAAGATTTGAAAGAGGTCAATTATCTTCAAACAAAGCCACACCCAGCATTTACGGCAGCTGAAAAAGTCAAAGAAATAGCAGCTCAAAAACGTACCCTTCAGCAACAATGTAAGCTTCAGGAGTATCAATTAACCCTCTACGAAACCATTTTTCCTTGGCTATCCGACTTTAAAGAAATTAGTTCGGAAGATTTGCAACAGTTTGCTGAATCTGAAATCGCACCAGAAAGTGAATATTCTTCTTTGAAAAAATGGTTATCACCTCAAGAATATCGTTCGCTTTCATCAGCCGATAGGCTTCAACTCGCTTTGGAGAGGTATTCTAAACGTCAAAAGTCCAACTGGCAAATCGGTATCGAATATGAACGCTATGTTGGTTATTGCTACGAGAAAAAGGGGTATCGCGTCAGATACAATGGTGCAACCGAAGGCCTTGAAGACATGGGTCGCGATTTGATTATTTCTAAAGACAATAAGATGTATGTTATTCAATGCAAGAGATGGTCTGTCGAAAAAACAATTCACGAGAAACATATTTTTCAGCTCTACGGAACAACTATTCTTCAAAAAATGGAACACCCTGATTGCACAGTTGGAAGCCTGTTTATTACAACCACCTCTCTTTCAGATTTAGCAAAGTCCTGCGCTGACTATCTTGACATCACTGTTGTCGAGAATTTTCCCTTGAAAGAATACCCTCTTATTAAATGTAATGTTTCAAAAGATGGAGATCAAATCTATCACTTACCGTTTGACCAACAGTATGACCGAGTCATAATCAACCCTTCCGATGGTGATTTTTATGCTTCGACGATTGCGGAAGCCGAATCCAAAGGCTTCCGCCACGCTTGGCGGTGGAGTGGTTCGTAATCTTTAATCCTTAGTTTATAATTCAGATTATAATTTAGAATCGAGGTGATCATTTATGTCCACCCGTCCCCATCCCGAATCTGCCAGCATCATCCGGGAGGCACGGCAGGCCGCCGGGCTGACTCAGAAGGAATTGGCGGAGAAGCTTGATGTCACCATCGGCACGATCAGCTATTATGAGCGAGGCGCAGGCCAGCCCAAAACAGATAATCTCTTTGCACTCTGTAACATCCTGCACATCAGACCCGCCGACCTCCTGCGCGCTGATCCATAACCAAACGCCCCCGCCAGTGTTTCCACCAGCGGGGGCGTTTGTGCAAAAAAATCCCGGCAGCCTTGTACGATAAAAGCTGCCGGGGCGCGCATGGGGGTGCAATGTCGGTTTCGATCCGCACAATGATCATGTGACTTGCCTGCTGACACATCCAGTATACCATACCTCATGTGCATCGGCAAGCAAGTCGGAAAGGAGTTTTTATGGCCAAAAATAAAAAGCGTGCCGATGGACGGTATTCCTGTCAGGTCTACCTCGGCAAAGGCCCGGACGGGAAACGCAAATACAAGACCTTTTACGGCTCGACCCTCCGTGAGGCCAGGGCCGCTGCAGATGATTTCCGTTCTGCCGTCAGCAAGGGCATGGACCCGGAGCAGGCCGAAGCCACCTTAGGCACCCTGTACGATAACCTCATTGCCGCCAAAAAGGCAAAGGGCATCGGCCAGAAAAGCATTGACCGACTGGCGACCAATAAGGCCCACTGGGGCGAACTGGTGGATGTCCCGGCGTCTGAGCTGCGCGCGGCCGACTTCCAGAAGGTGCTCAACAACTTGGCCGACTGGCACGACGGCAAGCCGCCTCTCTCCCACTTCACCCTCACCAACCTGCGCGGCAGCGCCAAGGCCGCGTATGACCTCGCCATCCCGGAGATTGTGATGTACAACCCTTTGGTCAAGACCATCACCCCCGCCGGGGCCGCACCGGAGCCGCGCGACCCCCTCACCGAAGAGCAGCAGCGCTGGATCCGCGAGACACCCCACGCCGCCCAGCGAGCCGCCATGCTCCTGCTCTACTCCGGCCTCCGCCGCAGCGAGGCCACCGCCCTCACTTGGGCCGACATCGACCTTGACGACGCCACCATCACGGTCAACAAAGGCTACGACTTCCGCGCCAAAAAAGTCAAGATCACCAAGACGCCTGCCGGCGTCCGCGTCGTCAGCATCCCCAAAGTTCTTGTCGATTATCTTCGCACCCAGCAGGATGGCTGCTTCTATGTGCTCCACAACCACAAAGGCCAGCAGATGACCGAGCAGGGCTGGAAGCGTCTGTGGGAAAGCTATATGCGCGACCTGAACGTCAAGTATGGCTACGACGGCCAGCAGAACAAAAATCGCCCGGGCGGCCTGCCCATGCGCATCGACACCTTCACCCCGCACCAGCTCCGCCATACCTTCTGCACTCTGATGTACTTTGCCGGTGTGGACGTCATGACCGCCCGCGACCAGATGGGCCACAAAGACATCTCGGTCACGCTTGGCATCTATACCGCCCTCGACAAAAAATTCAAGAAGAAGAAAATAAATCGTCTGGACACTTACCTCAAAAAGTCCTGTACACAGTCCGGCTGACTTGTTTCTTGCCCTTTTTGACTTGCATCTTGACTTGCATTTCAAAAAAACTTTCCGGGAAATTAGGGCAATTAGCGCCCACATTCCCCTCCGAAGGCTATCTCCCAGCCAAACAAAAATCCCCGAAAAGCCAGGCACGAAGCCACTTTTCGGGGATTTTACTTTGGAGCTACTGATCCGATTCGAACGGACGACCTGCTCATTACGAGTGAGCTGCTCTACCGGCTGAGCCACAGTAGCACAT